CTATTAGATTTTGATAGTCAGGTATTAAAAGACTTGAATTAAACATAATGTAATTTTTATTATTAAAAAACGCCATTTCGAAATGAATCAAAAATGGCGTTTTCAGCTATTAATATTGCGCTAAACACGCTGTTTATAATTGTTATGCCACAAACTCAACTTTTCTGATTGAACTTGGACGTGTAGCAAGATCGCTATTGTAAGGAACAATAATTGCGAAATCATAACTAAATTGCCAATGCTCTATCAACGTAGCCGTTAAGTGCGCAAGACCAGTTCTTGCGATAGCACTTTCATCTGAACAAGTTGAATCATACTTCACACCAACCGTAAACGGCATTCCTGGAAGCATTTCTTCAAACCATTTTGTTCCGTCTGTTGACATCGCATTCATTCTAGCGTCAGGATCTACACGCGTAACGACACCGATCGATCCTTCAGGCATGAAATATCCTGTTGAATTAACACCAGAATTATTAGTGATTCGGTTAGAGAATCGGAAATCTTTACCTGCAAACTGGAAGTTTGTATTGGTACTGTTTCCACTTCCTTGATTAATATACTTATTAATCGCTGACATCTTTTCTGGTGAAGAAATCATCTTAACTGTAGTGTCATAGAAATCATCCGAATAATTAATTGGCTCTATATCATTGAAAAAGAAATCCTGTTCTGCAACTGGAACTTGAATAGCCCCACCAACAAGATTGTACTTGTCTCCTATGATATTTGAATTGTAAACCTGTGATTTATTTGCGTCAAGCGCAGTATCAAGGTCTACTTCCATTTCAATCATAAATCGCTCAACCATATCGGTAATTTTACGATTAAGGTCTTGCATATATTTGATTTCGTTGTTCTCGTACTCAGACGGAACCATACAAATATCTGCAACAATAGTTCTAAATGAAATCGTCACAAAACCACTTTGTGTTTGTGCGCAATCAACTGTACACGAACGAGCGTTTTTAATTGTAACAATTCCCTTTTGAAGAACTGGAACATCTAATTGACGACCAATTGAAAGTCTTGCTTGTGCCATTAAATCGCTTGACACGATTGAATTTGGCCCTGTAGACATTTCTAATGCCGCCTTTAAAAGACCAGTTTGTGTGATTCTAACTTCGTCACGGTCAAGTTGCGAAGGGTACATCACTCTTAAATCCTGTAAAAAGGTTGCTTGTAAACTCATTTTTTTAAATATTAAATTTTAACTTCTTGGAAGCGTTGCAATATCATATTCGACATAAGCTCTATCAAGTAATTTCTGGAAATCTGCATTGTCTCTTGTAATGCCTTCCGCTTTTAGCGTGTCCATTGCTACTTGTCTAAATTCAACACGGTTGCTGAATTTTGTCTTATCAAGAATTAATGATTTTTCGTCTTTCCCTTCGACTTTTTTGGTGCTTATTGATCCAACGATTGTTTCCTGCGCTCCACCTCCAGGCGTTGGGTTTTCATTAAGCAGTACATCTTTCATACGCTCTTTAATTATGAATGATGCATTTGCTGGCTTATACTCACCATCGACGATTGCTGAACCGTCTGGTTTCAAAAATACAATTTTTTCTCCGTCTTTCTTAGAATTTTTTATTAAGTCTGCTGACACAGTATTAAACATCGCGTCAATTGCTGCTTGCGGAATGTCTGGATTAAATTTTAAACCTGACTTAGCAGATGTAATTTGACTTTGAACAGTCGAACTATATATACCGTCATTCAAGCTTTTGATTTGATTTTGATATCCTGTTTCCTTTGACTTCCATTCTGAAAGCGCAGTATTATAAGTGTTTTCCCAATGTGCACCACCACCGCCTTTTTCAAGTTCAGCGATACGTCCATTTAATCTTTGAACTTCAGCTTCTTTATTTAAAGAATCTTTTATTTCGCGAAGACCTTTAAGTTCAGTCAATTTTGATTTAATGAAGTCGTAAGTTTTTACTTTTTTACCGTCTTCACCAACACCAGGCTTTTCACCAATAGCAGAAAAAGCATCTTCGTCATAGCGACTGTGAATATTTTGCACTTCATCACCTATCCTTTGATCATAGATTTGTACCGCCCTGTTGTTTACAATTTCCTTTCCTTTTTCGGATTCAATTATATGTGTTGTTACGCCCTGTAATAATTCAGGGTTTGCTCCGAATGCTTCAACGATTTGTTCTTGTGTAAGTTCCATTTTTCCCGTTTTTATGGATTAATAAATATATTTACTTTGTTTTAGATTCAATGAATTTTTTAACTAATGCAAGTTTTCCTTCTGGTGATTTCGCACTAGAAATATCAACCTGATTATCTTTAGCAAACTGATCAACATTAGATTCAGTTATATTTACACCTTCAAATTCAAGGGCAGTATTTTTACTTGATTTAGTTCGTTTAACTTCTTCTTCTATAGCTTTCGCCTTTTCCTTTTGAGCTTTTTCCTGCTCTTCCTTTATACGATCGTCAATTCTTTTGTTCATTTTTTGTTGTTCTTCTTGACGAATTTTAGAAGCAATTGAATTCTTTTCAAATCCTTTCAAATCTGCTGTGCCTTTGTCTTGAATAGTTGTTGGGTCATGCACAATGATTGCATGTGAAAATCCTAAAGTTTTATAGTTCTTTTCAAGTTTAGAAATGGCAGCACCTTTTCCAAACGTCTGCACTGTCATAGAAGAAATATATCTCCTATTTTTAGAATCGTGAATAACTTTTACAAGTGCCACGTGATAATGATTTTTACAATCCTTCAATTCTAATTCTTGCGGTAACTTTGAAGTCAATGACCCTTCTTTAAGCGCACTTTCTTTTTCAACCGCAGCTATTTGTTTTAACGCTAAGTCAAATTTACTTGGTTTCATTTTTCCCATAATGTATGAAATATTTAAAATTAAAAATTACTATTCTTCTGTTGGTGCTGGAACAATTGGAATCGGGATTGTTGGTATTGATGACACACCTAATATTTCCGACGCCTTGGCTTCACTAAATCCGTATATCTCTACCATCGTTGCGATAGCACTTTCCTGTGATGTCGTTCCAGCGGCGATTCCTTGTTGTATTAACAGAATCCCCTGAACACCACCAACCGTTCCACGAAGGTTCGCTTGTGCGTCCAACTGCTCTTGTGTCACGACAACTTCATCGCCTGTTGCTTCAGGATTATTTCTGACTATTTTTCCATTAATCAATTCCTGGTTATAAGCTGACAATGTTTCCTTGATCACTTTTATTCGTGTCATATAATCAAGATTCAATCCGAACATAGTTATTTCGCCATTCTCGATTTCAAACCTTTTTACAAACGCATAGAAATTAGTTTCTAATGACAATTGAAAATCATCAAGAACACTTTCGTTCTTTAGCTTAATAAGTTCTTCTAATGAATAGAACGGATAGTCTTGTAAATCAACAAGCATTATTTCGCGCTCACGTTTAGATTGATTGTTTGAATACTTGGTTTCAAGTAATTGTTTGTAAATACTCACAACTTCATTATTAGGCAATCCAATTTTCTTAGCATTATCAAATAACTTCTGAAGTTGTTCTTCACTCATTAAATACCATTCTGTTCCGAAATTTGCAGATACTTGTATATTTATATTTCTATAAAACATTTTCGCTACTGTAGCAGCAATAAATTCATATAACTTATCAAGCACAACTTTGTTTCTTAAAAGAACTGTTTCCATTGATAAGAATGATCCTTTCGCTTGCATTTCATTAATAGCCTCTTTGTTGATCATTGTATTAACACCTACGGTTTTGAATCTAACTTCAAGTTCTATGTCGTCAAGCTTTTGGGGAGTATATTTTAATTTGTCAACGTCAGGAAATATCATTTTAAATTTACCTGATCCATCATTGACTTGTGGGTTTGTTTGATGTTTTATTCCTATATGAGTTCCAGGACCTACATATTGTGTCATAGTTCCACGACCTTCACATATATTACATTTTGATACTATTGTTCTTTTAGTACCTTTTTTTGGGCCATCAAGAATAGTTTCTTCACGTTTAATAACACCGCTATCACAAGAAGGATTAGCACATCGTGAGACTACGGATTCAGTCACGGGAAATGGCGCATAATGGTCAACGTAATTTCTGAAGATATCAAATATTAACCAATCTTCTAGCTTTGACATTGCTGAACTAAAAGCTGTTCTTCTTTTATATTGGTTTATTGAATTATTTGATTCTCTTATAAATGTAGTTGCAGGACAATATCCTATGTCATGCGTACCACTTAATTCTTCGTCTTTTATGAAATCTCCTTGATCATCTTTTATGAATACGTGATAATTTACATCATCATAAACAGCATATCGTTCAACTTTCTTTTTAGTTTCTTCATCCGTTTTAACGGAATGCATAAAAGCGATGTATTCTAATTCACCACTTTCGTCTTTTTTTAGTTCTGCATCAATAATCCTTTCCTTATCTATAAGAATGCAAACAGGATTATCGCCATCAGAATCAATTACTACGAATGAACAAGGTTTGTTTTTCCAAACTTGCTTCGCATTGTCTTCTATCCATTGAACTAAATTCTTTTCATTAATCCAATTATTTAATCGTGTCAGATCTCTATCTGCTTGGATATTGAACTCTTTATTCTTTCCATCAAATACACGATAAAAGTCACCAAGAATTGAATCTGTTATTTCTACAACTGGTAATGGGAAACGGATAAAATCACAAACACGTTCATATTTTTTGCCAACACGTTTTTTAATTACTGACTGTAATTTCTTCCAATAGTATTCGTATTGAATTTCGTGTTCATCAAGTTCTTCAGTAAAGACACGCAATGCGCTTTCTTGATGCTTGACATAATTAAGCTCGCGTTTGTGATTAGGACTATAAAGTATTTCTTTCGCCTGTATATCCGTAAGGGTCATAGTTCGATTGTTATTATTTTTTCAATAACTCTTTTCCGTTAAACGATACTTTTTCACTTTCCTTTACAGTCCATCTTGAACTTTTTTGAGTAAGGATATTTAAAGCCGTTTCACTATCAAACTTTCTTTCTTTCTTTTTGCCATCTTTCAACTTAGTTTCAAGAATAACATTAAACGTTTTTACATCAGCCATCTTATAAATCAATTATAGGGTGAAAATCTAATTCGTCAGCATCAAACACAACTAAGTCTTCAGACCATCCAGCAGGAAGCTGAAATGTCATAGTGTGTGTGTCCTTAGTAGCAAAACCTTCATTGTTTCTATCGCTGAAGAAAAATGATTGTGCAATAAAACCAGCATACTGGTCAGTATCTACTTTCTTAGCTGCAATTCTTCCACCTTGAAGTAAGAAATAAACCGTTAAGTCTAATTCACACATCAAGCTTTTCATTGCTTTTTCAATTTCTGGCGACAAAGAATCAAATGTCGCTGACGCTGCGCTTGGGTTCGTACCTTCAACTTCTTCTACACCATTAAGCGTAGAATTGTCACCACCACCATTTGTGATTGAATCACCAGCCGTAATGATTGGATCAGCACCAATGCTTGGCGTTATGACAATTTTAGTTGAATCGCTTGCGCCTTTTAATACTTGCCAGTCCGCTAACAACCTGATGTCCGTTGGTAATGCTGCTGTCAAATCAAATAGATTCCCACCACGCTGAAATGCGTATCGTTGGATCTGTTTTAAGTCAATTGGGCAGTCTTGCGTTGGGATTTCCGTTAATGCGGTGGCTCTTGGGCAACTACAATCCATAATTTTTTTGAATTTAATTGTTAAACAAATTTTTAACGTCGCATTCCCATAGCCACAAAGCAAATGTAATAAAAAAATCGCACAACCCTCATTGTACGATTTTTTATTGTTCTAATGATATGCTTAAAAACCCTTCTTACTATTGTTCAGATAAGGTTTTTAACATTAGAATTAACATATAAAACTTTAATTATGAGTTTGCAAGATAATGAATTATTCTAATTATCGTATGAAACATACCCATCTGTTTGTGCAAATGTTCTTGATATGTTCATAACTGCGAAATATCTCATTGCATCAAGTCCGTGGTCAAATGCTTTTATTGCTTTATTAATTGCCTTTCCAAACTTATCCTTTAACCATACGTAGTGACGCAATTCTTTAATCAAATTTAATGATTTACTGGTTATAAAGAATTTTTCTTGCTGAAGAATGTTTATGCCAAACACGACTGAATCACCTCCCTTAGTTGCGCCAACAACATTGAATCCGTATTCGTTCAATTCATCTTTCATTCTTGGATCTGCTTGGTCGCAATAAATAACTAAATCCTTTCTAACTTCTAACTGATTCATAAGTTCAGCCATATCATTCGACTTTAAGCCCTTTTGATAAAATAGTTCATCAAAGTAATACTTTCCATCCATTTCATAAGCTGCAATTAACGCACTAGGATTGTTTGAATAACCAAAATCAAGACCATAACCAATAAGACGTGCGTCTGATGGAATTGTTTCTATTTGTTCCCAATCAGAATAAACAGCACCTTCTAATATACCGATCTCACCAAATAAATATACTTTACACCAGTTAGCCCAAAATGTGTTTTTGATGTTGGTTTGTTTCCACATTTCATCCCACGGAAGATTTGGATTATGAAATGCTTTAATTAGGTTGCTTTCTAATTCATTAATAATGGTTTTTGAAAGTGCGTTATTGTCTTTATAAGTCAACTTTAAAACTTCAACATTTTTATTCCCAATCACTTCATCGTGAACCCAAAATTCGTGCGTCGGGTTATAATCCAAATACACTTCCATATCGGTTCTAATTAGTAACTGGTAATAAGTATCGAATTTAATATTGTTGCACTCATTAACATAAAGAACATTACGTCTAGGGCCACGCACTTTGCTTTCATCATCGACACTAAAGAATTCAATTGTAGAACCATTATTGAATGTGTATATCTTATCTGATTCGTGCCAATGTGATCTCTTCCACCTTCCTGTGTCCTTCATTATCTTCTTGAAATCTTTAATCGCACCACGCTTTAAGTGTGGCATTGATTCAGACACAACGGATATTTCGACGGTGTTAAGTGGGTTTTTCTTTGTACTGCTAATTGCACGTTGAATAAGTATTGGTAGTATTCCATATGTTTTGCCTGCTGAAGTTCCACCAGGTATAACACGAATACGACGCTTCATTTTGCGAAGCTTCTTAATGGCTAACGTTTTCTTAAACTTTCTTATTGGTGCAACTGGAAAACTATTCATTAATCTTCAGCTTCAGGGAATTCGTGACCTTCTTCAATATCGTCTTCGTCGTCAAATAAAGGTTGCTCGACGTGTTCCGCCCATTCTTGACGTTCTACGTAACCACGATCTTTTCCAAGTGTTTTCAGTAAGAAGAAAATGGAAGCTTCTTTTCCGTCTCTTACGTTTTTAGCAAGATGGCTTTCACCATCATCAATTAATCCTTCGCGTGCATCCTGAACAGCTTCAATAAGTTCCTGATCCTTTTCCATTGGTGGATCTTTTGAAGCATTTCCGTATATCCAGTTGTTTAATGTGCGTCGTGTTACCTGAAGTTCTTTTGCGGCGTGCTTAATTAATCCGTCATTATCTTCGATGGCTTTTATTATTCTTTCATTAGGGTAAGATTCCCTTATTGATGCGTTGCTTCCCATTGCGTGCTTTTTTATTGTGTGAAATTGAAACGTTTGTTCAATACAAATCTAATAAATTTAATCCACAAAAAAACCGACACTATTTTAAGGTATCGGTTGCTATTAACTACAAGCTTATTTTAATTGAGTATACATGATCAATTAAGCGCTTGTAATGTCTTTAAAGATTATTATTTAAAGCAAGGAAGTTGTTCAATAGAACGTTTTCCAATTTTCATTTTATTAAGTTATCTTCCTTGCCTATTTTATGTTTTAAAAAGTTTCTGTTGTTTGTAATTATTATCTTTTATAACTCCTAATAAAGTTTGAAAAATTGTTTTTCCAACTTCATAGTCTACTAGGTTTCGTGCAATTTTATCACACCTTTGTTTACCTCTGTATTTAGTAAAATCGTAATCATGAAATTTACTTAAAGCTTCGACCTCATTTTTTGCTTTAGATATTATTCCGCTACCCTCTTTACGTTCACCAATATTGTTAGGTAAATTAAAATTAGTCCAATATAAGTGTCTACCTCGTCTTTTTGCTTGTATTAAAGGTTCATAATATGGTATTACATTTTCAACTACATATTTGCCATTAAAATAGTTTTGTAAAAATATTATTTCTTCATATAATTTCATTGATGGGTATAATGGCTTGATGTTTACTCTGTTTTTCTGAGAGTGTCTGACCCGGCTATGTGATGGACAAGGTGGAGATGTCCAAATAAAATCAAACTCCCTATAATGATCTAATAAATATTGATGTGCATCTGCAATAATCACAATATCATTTGGGAATCGTTCTTGATATAATTTTGCTAATTCTGGATCAAGCTCTACTGCTGTAACTTTTATTTTAATACCAGCTTCTTTAGCGACTTCATCCCATTTAAACCGATTGCCGCCTAAACAGGCATACAAATTTAATATTTTCATTTTTTAATGCTTCAAAAAGTTTCTTATTTCTATTCCTATTGAACCGTTAATTCTATAAGGATCATTAGGTAAGTCCACTCTATGTAATAGGGTTAATAAAGCATTAAACCTAAGACCCTTGTATATTTTAAATGATAATTGTCCTGATGCTTCAAAGCTTCCTTGACCGCCTGGATCTAATTCTCTTGACAATACGCCATAACCAACTAATATTGCTGTTTCTGTTTTTAAGCCTAGTATATTGGTTTCTCTTAATGCAAATCCAAACTCTAAACCCCATCTATTAAAATCACCTAGAAAGTCACTAGATAGGTCCGCATAAGTGTATACGAATGATCCTAAGAAGTAGCCTAAATTAATATTTTTATCTGATATACCCCACGTATATTTGAAAGTAGGATTTGCAGTAAAAGGTGTTAGTCCATTTTCATCTTCAAAAAAAGCTAAGTTAAAGTCTTGATATAAAGAAAACCCAAAATAACTTTTTTGATCTGTTTGTGAGTATGTAATATTTGCGAAGAGGGATATTACTAATATTATTTTTTTCATATATAGATTTATTAATTAATTTTAAAAAGGGGAGTATTGATGTTTATGTATTATTTCTAAGTCTTTTCTTAATTTATTTAGAGTTACAAAATCTCCTTTAATCCAGTAACCTACAGAACGACCGTTAATAGTCTTTTTTAGTTTTCTTCCTGTTTGAACATTGATAAGTTTACCACACGATGTCCATTGGTAATTATGTGCGTATTTATAACGCTATTTCAAATCGTAATTTATTGATATAATACTCATTATGCTTTGGTTAATGTTTTTATAAATACTAGTTACCCACAATAAATAAATAAGCGTTCGGCACTTAACTTATTGCCCTTTATCACGCCATTTGCTTTCAAACTACTTTTTGCTTCTTTTTCCCATACGCAAACGAAATCTTCGGGTGCTTTGTACTCACTTACAAATACTTGGTGTCCTTTAAGGGTAGTACTTCTTACCCAATCCCAAAATTGGCTATAATCAAACCCTTTACTTGTCGAATATTGTTTAGTTCCCTCATAAGGTATATCACAATATACAATACTGTTTTCTGGTATTTCTAATTCTCGGTAGTCATTACACCTAAAATCAACGCCTGTTAAGTTTGGTATCTGTTTTTTTATATTGCGAATACTCTCTGCAATGTAGTCTCTTACAGTGCCAATTTCGGTATTTGATTTTCCGCTATAACCACCCTCAAAGAAACGTCCGTTTGCACTGCCCATAAAGCCAATCCACCCAACTAAATCGTCAGTCATATTCATTGTGTGTTCAAATCTTTTTTCCTTACCATTAAATACGTCTCTCGCTAAAGAGTATAGACTTTTGCCAATTTCTTTTGGGTAGACAATGCCTTTATTAATTCCCTGCCACATTTCAATTAAGTACTTATTATTGTCGTTTGCTATTCGGTTTCCGTCTACTTTATCAATCATATTCATTCCACCAGCAAATGGCTCAACATAGTACTGTCCGTCAGTTCGGTCTTTTAATATAATTGGTAGTAATTCTTTTGCAAATCTATTTTTGCTTCCCATATATTTCATAGGTCTGTGCTTTTTTGCCTTATTTATCTACAGTGGGTAACAATATGTATAATCCATTGCTACTATGTTCTTAAATCAAAGGCTTGTTAATATTTATTAATTTCTGTTTTTACTCAAAGTTTCTGCGTACTTAAACGCAACGTATCATACACTCGCACGTTATGCGCAACTTACATCAGTTACCGTTATTATATCTTGTTTTTGGTACTGGTCTGTTATAATATTTGGTGCGCTATGGAAATTCTCAACCCTTACATGTACTTCTTTTTTGGCAATTAGTATCGGGTATCTAACACTTCCAGCTACTTTATGAAATCTACCTTTTATAATTTTTGCGCACTTGTGCAAATACAACCCTCCAAACTTATCGTTTTTGGCAACTAAACAAGTTTTACCATTGTAAATTGTTCTCATATCATCAAGTGTACAATTTTCTCGTTTGTAGGGTTTCACTATTAATGTAAATGAATATTTCATATTTGTTTAATCACTACTACATCTTTACTAACACCATCACCCCAACCATCCATTGCACCTAATATATTAAGTTCGTTATTAGTTACATTTATTCCACAACGCAAGTGAGTGCCAAAGTCAATTTCATACTTTTTAGTCGGCAAACTACTTACTTTCATTGGTTTTATAAACTTATACATTTGTCCATAAATAATATCCAAGTTCTTCAATTGCACTTGACAATCCAAAGCCCTTACTTCTGTAATCTCGTGAATGTAACCGTTTTCACTTCTAAGGTCATTATCAACTATTACTAAATTTCCTACTCTATATTTTTTTGCTTCCATTTTGTTTTTTAATTAAGTTTTGTGTTTCAATCCGTGCCAGTAGTTAACAATGTATAACACACATTAAAACGATGTGTTATACTCAACGTTATTTATAATATGCCCTGCCAACGCTTTTGCCAACGCACAAA